AAGAAGAAATTCTCTTCCCCTACAAGTTCTCTTATCTCTACATTTGCACCATCAAGTGTTCCAATAGTTAAAGCACCATTCATTTGGAACTTCATATTACCAGTACCAGATGCCTCCTTACCAGCAGTAGAAATTTGTTCTGATAGATCTGCTGCAGGATAAACTTTCTCACCCAACTTAACACTATAGTTTGGTAAGAATACTACACGTAACTTACCATCCATATCAGGATCAGTATTTACTACCTCGGCAATATTACAGATAAATTCTATAATCAATTTAGCCATGTAATATCCTGGTGCGGCCTTACCACCAAATATTATTGTGCGAGGAACTACATCGACTCCGTTTTTAATTCTTAGATACTGGGAAACAATCCACAGAGCAAGTAAATGCTGTCTCTTATATTCATGTATCCTTTTTACCTGCACATCAAACATACTTGAGGGATCTACTGCAATACCAAGATTATCAAAAATATATGTTGCAAGATGATGTTTACCCAGTAACTTTGTTTCTCCAATTTTCTGATTAAGAATAGGATCATATTGATATTCTTCCAACTTTTTAAGAGCATCCATATCAGTAATCCAATCTTCACCCACATACTCATTAATTACATTGGTAAGAGCAGGGTTAGAAGATGCAATCCATCTACGTGGAGTAACTCCATTAGTCACATTGGTAAACTTATGTGGCCACAAATCATAGAACTCAGGCATCAATTGAGTCTTGACCAATTCAGAATGTAATGCAGCAACACCATTTACATGATGAGAACCTATGGTTGCTAAATGTGCCATCCGAACTGCCTTATTACCACGCTCATCAATGATAGACATTTTCTCTAACATCTTATCATCAGCAGGATAATGTAACCTTACTACTTGTAAGAATCTACGATTAATCTCATAGATAATTTCCATGTGACGTGGAAGAAGATTCTTAAAGAGTTTAAGATCCCACTTCTCCAGTGCCTCTGGTAAAAGTGTGTGATTAGTATAAGCAACTGATTTAGTTACTATCTCCCATGCCTGTTCCCATTCAAGATGCCTTTCATCAACAAGCAGTCTCATCAATTCGGCTACAGCAATAGCAGGGTGAGTATCATTTAACTGAACCTGCCAATGATGTGGGAAGTCTTCTATTTCATATCCACGCTTATCTAAACTTCTCAACATATCTTGAAGAGAAGCACTCACAAAGAAATGTTGTTGCTTTAATCTTAATATCTTACCAGCATCTGTTCCATCATTAGGATATAGAACCTTAGAAATAGTCTCAGATGAGACACTCTGTTCTACCGATCCCATATAGTCACCTATATTGAATGCATAGAAATCAAATGTTTCAGTTGCATCAGCTCTCCACAATCTAATCCTATTACAACTATTAACCTTATACCCTAACTGAAGGATATCATAAGGAACAGCAATAACCTGTTCTTCTGGAACCCATCTTACTCTATAATTTCCTCTATCCGATACATAATTCTCTACCTTACCACCAAATCCAACATGAACCGATTCATCGGGGTGACAAAGTTCCCATGGCCATTCTCCATGTAACCAATTATCTGTAACCTCTATTTGCTGATTATCTCTTATCTGCTGCTTGAATATACCATACTTATATCTTATACCATAACCAGTGGCAGGAACTTGTAAAGTCGCCAAGGAATCCATATAACAAGCAGCCAAACGACCAAGACCACCATTACCCAATCCAGGTTCTTCTGCTACATCTAAAATTTGTTCTAATGTATATCCAAATGATTTTAATGCTTCTTCTGCTTCATTCTTTATACCAAGACTTATAAGATTATTACCAAGTTGTGGTCCAATTAAAAACTCAGCTGACAGATATGCCACTTCTCTATCAGTGGGTGCCTCCATAGACAACCAATAATTCATCATCTGATCTCTTACAGCATAACTTAATGCCATATAGAAATCATGAAGAGAAGCACTATCAGGACGTTTTCCTAAAGTATAGAAAAGACGTTCATTGATACCATTATAAAGACTATTAGGATTCGTCAACTTTTTTCTTCTTGCTACCTATATTATACTTGGTTTCTAGTATCCACTCACCTTTATCACGATACGATAACACTTTAATTTGATTTAGAGGTGCAATATCTTGTATCTTAGTTGCATCTACGACACCAACCAATCCCCAATCAGCAAGGAGTTGAGCAATACGGTTACGACGCTGAACGTCGTTAGAAGTAAGGTTAGCATGTTTCCCATCAAGAGCAAACAGTTCCTTAAAATGAACAAGGAAATACCTTCCTTGCTTATGCAGGATATGACATGATTGATATATCTTCTTCTCTTTTCTTGATGCTACACCAATTCTTGTTAAAGTCTCACGGACTTTTAAAAAATCATCAGGTTCGTTTAGTGTCACCTCCACCATCTGTTCGGGTGCCCACTTAACTTCAGGCTCTTGAACCACACTCATTGTCTTCCTCCAGTTTCAAATTTAGATCTTATAAAATTAAGTTGTTCGTTTGTTAGGATTCGCAGAGCTTGTTTTGCCTTTTCGTTACTATAACCATAATAACGTTTTACCAATTCAAGGTCTTTGATTTTATCTTTACGTAACCAAGGAGAGAATCTCTTCTTAGGTCTGAGTGTATTTAGAAAAAAATCATATTGGAGTTTTTTTGGTAAAAAATGATACTGGTTCATCTCATTGGCAAACATAATAGAATCCAAATGACCAGAGTAAATACGATTCACAATATAAGGTGAATAATCTTTTTCTAATGAAGGATCTTCATCAATTAAATTTTTCTTTGTCTGGTTGATTGAGTTCAACCAATCTTTCAATTCAGTCATTTGGGTAATTTACGATTAAAGTTCCAGTAATCAAATTTTTGCCACATGTAATATATTCCAATCAAAGTTCTTTTAACAAACTCTTCAAGGAATATAATAGAAATAACAATCAATTCAAATGTTGTCATTCCTATTTTTCCTATCCTGTTCAAGAGAAAGTTGTCTTTCAAACTCATATTTCATGGTAGAAAGATTTTGAGATAAGTATTGTTCCCACTCATTACCTTCTATAAGATCTTCCAAATGAGCCACATGCTCAAGTGCAAAGACTAATTTAGTTTCAAGATTCATTCTCATTTGATTCTACAAATTTATATGCTAAAGATACTCTAAATCCAGTAAAATAGTGATGAGGTGCATCAGCATAATGCATTATCTTAGCTGGAAATAGTATAGCACGATTTGGTTTATATCCAATAATTCTAGTAGGTTCTTTCTGATCTTCAGAAAAAATTAAATGACCATTCCAATCTAATTCCCATTTTGGATTTGGATAATATAAAAAGGTAAAGTCACCATCATCAGTATGAGGATTTCCCGTTTGACCTGAAGATTGTCCATTAGCATATATCCTTTTAACTTCATATCTTTTTTCTAATTTATCACAAATGATATTATACAAATAATCATTAAAATATGATTCTTGCTCCAAATCATTCATATGCCAGAACCAGTTATTGGAATTCCCACCATCAGGAATCCATTTCGGTCTTAGTAATAAATTCCATATTTCTTGTCGGATTTCTTCACTAAAAAAATCATCATATACATTAATCATTTAAGATAACTCCTTAATTTTATCTCGCCAATACTGACGATCATCATCACTTATCCAAGGATTATGTTTGTGGATATGTGCATAATTTAACCACTGTTCTGTAGTCCAATCTTTCTTGGGCCCTAAGTGATCTTTAAGACTCATTGTGGATCTCTTTGTGCATCTTATCCATCTCTCTGGATTTATTCTTGATTATAATTCTATCATTTTTATAATCAGGAACAAACTCTAAGACATCCATGTGATCCCACATGAGTTCTTCATATAAGGAATTGAGACGATCCATATCCTCCCATAAATCATTGATGTGTTCGTGATCTTCTAAGCTCATCGGATAATTTGGATGTTGTTGTCTTCAGTCCAGAGTTCGACTTTATCTCTGAATCTATTTTCTTGTTTAAGTTTCTCATATCTCTTGGTTGCTTTACGCTTCCACCAAGAAATAATATTTTCTAAATGAAACTTGTCCCAGTTCTGACCTTTCTTTAATTTATCTTCTTCTCCAAGTAGCACTTCACGAATGTTAGCATATCCATAATCAGAAATATAAAATCTTTTCTTCTGAGTAAGTCCGAAAGCCATATCTATGACAGCATTAAACTTCTCTAGTTTCTCAGTCTTACCATATTCCTTAAGAGAATTTTTAATCCAAGCAATCATCTTAGTCTGTCTCTTCATCTTCTTAGAAGATGCTCTGTTCTCTGTGAGAGGTTGATTATTATTCAGTTTGGTAAAGTGATCATGGAGTTTGTGAAACACATCTGCATGGAGCAGAGGGAGGAACTTACTCTCTGTTAGACCTTTATACCTCATAAACGGTTTAAGACCGTCATACTGCGATGCTGATGTGGTAGAACCATACAAGGATGTAGTCTCAAATAAACCAATATCCTTCTCAAACACTTCATTAAGAGTTTCTCTAGCAAAATGAGAAACACATAAAAGTGCCAGAAGTTTTCCACCCAGATAATTATATCCAAACGGTTGAGATGGAACTATTACAAATCCCATCACGGCATGTTGATTAAATATAGAAAGATTAGGTTGATGGCCTAACCAAAGATT